TGTGGTTACTGCCTCTGCCATTGTAAGATTATAATACCTAAACCATACATTACCCATTGCACCATAAGCAGAGTTTAATGAAATCTTTCGGACTAATTGATTGTTATATGCAACAGATATCAGACGATTTAACTCATTCTTTCTCTGTGGATCATCACATTTTTCAAATTCTTGTTGATACTCAGTCAATCTGTTTTTCCAGACAACTCTCTCATCATATAAACTTTCAAGTATCTCTGGAAAGAATCCTTGTTTAGTTTTTCTAAATCTTGCACCATTCGGACAAACTGTTTTATCCCCTGTGATTTTTACTTTTTTGTCAAGAAAATCATTAACTGGTTTCTTATCTACAGTCCTATCCATCATCTCTGGACTAATGTTATACTGCATAATCAAATGTGGATACAGACTATTCAAGTCAAATGAAACTATCCATTCATGTAAGCCAACTTGAGGAGCTTTAACATATGCACCCTCAAACTTCATCCTCTTATTTCCATGAGGTTTCGGTGGTATAATAATATTTTGTTGTCTAAGTCTATTGTAGATTAACAAATCCCAATACTTAACCTGTCCAAAAACATCACCATAGTTGCACTTTGCATTGTATGCTAAGGTGAAGGTTAACTCCATAAGACCCAATTTATTGTCAAGTCTTTCAACTAACTCTACATCCTTAACATTATACTCTAAGAATTTCTGATAATTCTCTTTATAGAATAGATGCATTGCACCATATTCACTATAATCTAATTTACCTTCTCCTAATTCAATTTGAGAGATGTTTTGTAAAGAATAACTTGATCTATTTGTAAAGGTAAACTTTTTATAAAGTTGAAGATAATCAACAACCTCAACACCAGTAAGAGTATATGCTTGTTGTTTTCCATATAACTCAGATTGCCATTCACGAGAAGATGTCATGTTCCAAGGCGACAATTGATCTGCTGTTCTATTATCAATAACCCTTGAAATACGATTCATCAAATAGGTGATATCAAAGTTTTCAACATTCCATCCAGTTATAACATCTGGTAATACTTTACGATATTCTTCTATGAAAGTTTTAAGAAGATGAACTTCATTTTTGCATTCAAAATAACGAATGTTCTTATCACCATGATTCCATGGCTGGGTTCCAAAGGTGTATTTAATTGGTGAACCAAATATCTTAAAAGTTATTGCATTAACTTCTTCTAATGCATCAGTTGGTTCTGGAAATCCATTCTCACATTCACACTCAATATCCAAACACATAATGGATATGTTTCCCATACTCCATTCAATGTCATTTGGAAATGTGTCACTTATCCATGAGTATGCATATGCTTGATTACCATGAATATCAAACCCCTCAACATCTTGATACTTCTCAATGAAGGGTCTTGTATATCCTATGGATTTAAACTTTTTGGGTTCTAGATTATGTCCTGTGATACTTCTGAACGAACTATCTTTATTCGTTGGGACATATAAGGTAGGTTTGTATTCGTATTTCTTAGGAACATTCTTGCCATCTTTGAATTCTCTGACAAGAATTAGATTACGATATCTAGATACATTTGTATAGAAGTGCATATAACTATTATACTACGAAACTTCTATCTGTCAAGGTATTCTTGGTGATGTAAAATGATTGTCTATTACAACAATCTTGTCCTCTGCTTCTGCAATCTTTTCCATTTGAGTATCAATTGCTTGAAGAATTTCTGGATGTTCTCCAATCCCTACTGGACTGGTAAAATATATCTCTATATTTGTCTTTGCTTCTTCAATGATTCCTTGATACTTCATACGAAGTGCTTTCAAAATTTGTTCTTTCATGATGTAACCTGTGGTTCTGGTGGTGTAATAATCTTTGAGAATATTGACTGATACTGATTCAGAAGTTTCTGTTCTGGATCAGCAACCCACACTATATTTTTAAAATTTACCTTAATCGTGTTACCTTCTGCAAGGTTAGAATAAGGCATTAACTGAATAGTAACACTCTTTCTATCTTCTGTTTGTTGTGCAACTACGAACAAGGGATTAATGAAATTTATCTGGGCTTCATTTGAGAAGAACCCTTCATCAACTTCACCTATTACATTTTCCCCTGTGACTAACTGAAATAATTTTATGTGACTCATACTTCCTCTAACATTAACATTAATCGTTCTGCACGATTAGTGACTTGATTATACCATCTGGAATCTCTGCCTTCTACTGCAGCTGTCTTCCAGTCTTGGTTTCTTATTGCCTTACCAAAATTAACAAATTTTGCAAGACGAGTTTGACCCATATTAAAGGTCATGTTAACTAAAATTCTTTGAACATCATCTGGATAATCATTCAAATTTGCAAATAGGCTTTTGCATTCTGCAATGTGTTTCTTGCAATCTATTTCAAAAACTTCAGCAACTCTTTCTTTAGAAACTGGTGTTCCTACTGGTTGACCCTGTTCATGATCTGCATCAGTGATTAAATGGCCTATGCCAAAAGTTGGGTATCCTAAGTGATCTTTGTATATTTCATATACTACACCTTCATCTCTAGTTATTTCTTCTTCAAGTTTCTGTAGATTCATCTTCTTTAAGTAACTCCACGGCTTTATCGCCTTCTTCTTCTAATAATTTTACTAAAATATCACCCATCAGTTGATTAAAAACTTTATCCTCTGATATGGTTTCTCTTAATTCCTTTGGACATGCTCTAACTGCACGAGTAAAGTTGATATGAGGTGGTTTATCTTCTACTGGTAGAAGTTGGACTTCACCATAAGTAAAAACTACTCCCTCATAATCTCCTTCGGTTATTTGTATACCTTGTTCCCCTTGTTGATTAACAACAATTTTATGGTCTGGCAGTGACATAATTTACTTCTTCTGTGCTGTATAAACTTCGTTTACGATAGCATTTTTCTTATCTCTAAGATTTACTGAAATACCTAATTCACTTCCTTTATCGGCAAGTTCTGCCTTAGTAAGTTTATTAAGGTTAGTTTTAGTAACTCTTGGAGAGGCCACAACTGGTTGTGGTGTATCGTTAAAAGAACGAAAAAAATCTAGAATTAGTTTTAAAATTCGATTCAAAAAACTCATAATATATCCTCAATTATTTAAATTACCCTATTTTTCAATAGGAGACCCATTTGCATCAAACGATTCTATTGTTGTCCCAGTATCATATTCTAATTCTGGTTCTTCAACACTTGATCCTACTGAAATACCTTCTGCGGTAATTGTAATAGTTTGATCTTCTTGATGACTGTTATAAAGGTTATTATAAAAATCTAAAATAGTTTGTGGAACAGAAGCATCATAAGGGTCTTCCTCATGATTATCTCTTAATCCCTTCTCTGCAAACAAGTGTATCACTTGACCATTATTAATGATTGCAGCGTATCTCCAAGACCTTAGTCCAAATCCAATATTACCCTTATCAACTAACATACCCATAAGTCTTGCAAACTTACCATTACCATCTGCAAGAGGTTTAACTTTTTCAATTCCTAATGAATCGAACCATGAACTCATTACAAACCCATCATTAACAGATGTGCAATAGATTTCATCTATTCCAGCATCTTGAAATTGGTCATAAAGTTCTTCAAAGCCTGGCAATTGTTGTGTTGAACAAGTTGGTGTAAATGCGCCAGGCAGACCAAAAACTAGAATAGTTTTATCCCCTTCCCCAGCAAACAGTTCACCTGCTGATTTAATTACAAACTGTCCATCCTCAACATTGTTGAAGGATAGATCAAAGGGAATATCCCCAAATAATATATTTCTTTCTGTCATAGTCGTACCTGTGATATTAATTTTTTCATTACTGTATATTTATAATACCACAGATCGACCATTTGTCAAGTAAAGAATTAGCTATTCGGATAGAAATTCTTTTGTATCTACAAATTCCAATACTTGAGGTTTATCTTCCTCTGGTATTACCTTAACCATAGGTATGTATAGTATTCCATTTCGGACACTAGGACTTTTAACTTCCACATCATCTGCAAGTATCCAAGTTCTTTTGAACTTCCTACTTGCAATGCCTCTATGAATAGTTTCATCATCTGAACCATTAACTTCACCAGAAACTACTAGTTCATTCTTGATTACTTCTACCTTTAGGTCTTCTTCACCAAAACCTGCTACTGCAATTTCAATAGCAAAATTCTCATCATCTTTCTTGACGATATTGTAAGGTGGGTAGTTATTTACTTGTTGAGACGAGAGTGTCTCTAGTTGTCGGAACAGTCTGTCTGTCCCTATTGTGAATGGGGAGTATCTTCCCCACATTTGATCGTATAGATCATTAGTGCTTAGTTTAACCATTTTTGGCCTCCTAATATTAAGCAAGGTTAATTAA